CCCGAAAAAAATTTCGGGCCATTTTTTACGCCAGAGGTCGCTCAAAACGACCTCTTTTTTTATGGCGAAATTATGCGTGGATTTTCAGTTTTCTTGAGTTTGCCAGTTATGAATTGTCTAGACTTCTTGTAATCCATAATATCTGCAATATTTTCTAAAAATAGTGTTAGATACTCCTGTCTTAAAATATTAATATTTCTTTTATTATCATTTAATCGAGTTTCATGTTCTAAAAAGGTAAATGACGTAATTTTTGATTCCGTTCTTAAAACACCATTATCCAAATATGTAATTGAATAATTTTCTGGAACTGTCATGCCCTCTGGTTGTATTAATTGACCTCTTGAATTTCTAATTAGATCAGTTTCATAATGATGAACATTTGCTAATTCTTGCTCAGTGTATTTTTCATTCAAATATGTTAGAAAATCTTGATTCCCCATTGGCCATTCATCTCTTACATGAATAATATTATTTGTGGTTAGAACAACCCAATCTAATCCAGAATCATTATAAAAATCATATGCAATCTGATCTGGTCTTTCATCACCTCTTACAGAATATTTTGTAAATGCTGTAATCTCGTCAAAAATATCATCACGAATAACTGCTCTTTTAAAAAGATTTTTTACAATCTGATAATCATATACAGAATTACGATCATTGGCTAATGACGGATAATCGAGTTCTGGAAGTTGTCTAAAATAACTATTTGGTGATCCTGAGTATGTCATAATCCTACGCTAGTTTCTGATGTTTCTTCTTGATCTTGATAGTATATTGGTCGAAGTTCAGTAAATTCAAGATCCATTCTAACTGCAACTGGATGCGAGTCTCGATATGCAGACCAATATCCATTTGGTGCATAATCCACATTCATATTTGTTAATGCAAGGCCGCCTGGGCTAAATTTATTTACAGTATCCAGTTCATCGTTTCTGCCTGGCCCATTTTTATAGTGCAAAGTGAATATGTCAGGATTTGCTAAGTAAGCTGTATTTCTATATTTTGGTGCCATTCCTAATTTTAGAAAACGAATAATTTTTCTAATTTCTTGACCCTCTTTTTGACTTCTTGCAACCATTAAGAATGAAAAAGGAAATGATCTTATGGTTGGCCCTTGAAATAACATCTCTGCGTTTGGATTTAAGACTTTACCACCAGTTCTTGCAAGATAGGTATCCATGTCAATATCAGTTCCCATTAAAAAACTAGCAGTCTTAAGAGTTATGTTCGTGGCCATCGTTTGTCCTAATGGCATGATTCCATCTGGTGCTCCTCCACGTTCCTGAGCTAATTTTGCCTCAAATTGTCTTTTCGCTTGTTCCTGAGAAAGACCATCAGCTCGCATTTGTGAATTTATACCACTTAAAAAACTTTCTGCAGCACCAAGAGCTGTGAGTCCATTAATATTCAATTCACTTTTTCCCCACTCAACACCATTAACATCTGTTACTTTTGGCATTGGCAGTAAAATACTTCCCATTGGATTACTACCAATTACACTATCACCAGCAACAGTTACTTTCCCTTCACCTCTTCTTTTTTCTAGTCTATTACCAGATTTACTTAAATTTATATCTGCTCGAAGATATTCATATCTCACAATTTTCATGTGATCTTGACGAGGATCAATATCTAATGGATATGCAAAAATTTGACTTCTTTTTGACTGTGCTGCAGTCTTTTTCCCATAAGTGCCTTCAGTTTCATCATGATCTAAATATGAACCACCCTCTGATGCTACGTTTCTAGCTGTTGTATATTGAGCGATACTCGCTGTTCGACCTTGAGATATAAATGCTTGATTTCTAAAGGATTTATCTGCATTTCTATAACTTTGATTTATCTCTTCATCACTCGATTTAGTTATTGTTGAATCAGTGGTTCCGCTGCCTTCATACTTATTAATATTATATGCATACAACGCATCTTGACTATCAAGTGCAGTTTGAAAATCAGTTGTGCCTGGTTCAATTGGTTTTCTGCTTCCGTCTGCTCTTATTTCATCTACACCAACGATATTATTATTTTCATCAAAACGATAGGCAACTTTACTACCAGCAACCGAGATTGATACGTTATATTCTTTGCTAAGTTTCTCTGACATTATACTTTGTTGTAAATTCGATCTCTTGGAACTGGAATACCTCTCATATCAACAAATTTTTCAGTCGGGAGTTGTGCAACATCCGACCATTCACTATTAGGAATACGATATGGTGTTCCTCTCACGCCAGTATAGAGATATTTATGTAGAGTTATAGGAGGAACTGCGACTGCACCCTGAGCAGAGTTATTTAGTAAGCTTATTGCAAGTTCGTCTCTTTGAGTTAAACGAACATAATGAAGGTTACATCCTAGAAAACCACCTGTTTGATATTCGATCACATATGCGAGTGGATACATGTCATAATAAGGTTGTTTGGTTTGTACTGAATATGTAAAAAAATATAATTGGCCAGGTGCAAATCCAGCAGTGTCTGCAGCATCACTATCAAATCTTGTAGATCCAAGTTCTTCAAGTAATTGACTGCGAAAGTAATCCTCACTCACCTGACCACTTACCTTATTTAAAATTGTTTGAAGAATACTCATCGGATTCCTAGTTCTTTTTCAGTCATAATCTTGAACTCTAATTTACGATCATCACAAAACTCTCTCGCTGCTTTCCACTTTGCTTGATTCTTAGCATATGTCATTGATTCATTAATCAGAGTCTTTCTTGATTTTCCTTTTGTTGCCTTTGGTTCTCTTGTTTCTCTCATTGGTTTGACTTCAATCACCGATCTGCGAATATTGTTATCTTTATCTTTATATTTAATAAAAAAGTCAGGAAAATATCTACGAACTCGATTTGTTGTTGGATCTTTATATGGTATCCAAAATTCCTCTGATGCCCACTCAAGTATATTCTCATTCAAATCGCAGTAATTCATAAATTTTCTCTCCCAGAGAGACCTATAAATAATATTTTGAGAGTCACCCTTATATTTTTTGGGATTAGAAGGCCTATATATCCCTTTATAGCTCATATATAGTAATAACAACTTAAGTTTATTTATTGTGGCAAGTAATAGTTTATTTCCTAAGAGTGGTCAAATATTTTCGGACAGTGTTGATAAACTTAAAAACACTGTCGCAAGGCCTTCTCTTGACACGTTTTATCAAGTCAATTTTTCATTTGGAAATTGGCAAACTTGGTTCGGCAATAGTTTTTCAGGCAGTAACCGAACTCAAGGTCTTGATTTTATGGAGAAGATGTCAATATTATGTACCCAAGCAGAAATTCCAGGCACACAATTCACAACTTCAACCACAACTGGTCATCATCAAGGTATTGTAGAGGAGTTTCCAAATTTAAGAAACTTTCCTCCACTTAATCTTGTTTTCTATGTTGATGCGGATCATGTGATTCTTCAAGTTTTAGAAAGTTGGATGACATATATTAATCCAGTTCAAACAACCAAAAGAACTTTAAGCGCATTTACACGATTCAATTATCCAGAGGACTATAAAGAGATAATTCATGTTACAAAATTTGAAAGAGACACCTTCATAAAAGAACCAAAAAGATTTGAATCAGGTCAATCTAAAATGATGTCCTATGAGTTTGTAAATGCATGGCCCACCAATTTGACATCAATGAGAGTTGCCTATGGTGATTCAAATGTGTTAAGATGTGCTGTACAGTTTGCATATGATCGATTCTTTACAAGTTTTGATCGAATGGACGGTGTTCATGCTCCAATCAATACTCCTCTTAATATTACAAATGCAAATGATAATTTTGAGAATAGAACTTTTGGAAGAAATTTAGTTGGATCTGATTGGGTTGCAAGAGATAATCAAACTAGAGCTGATGCTGCTAGAAACTTCATAAATCAACAAGGAACTTATGCTAATGATGTGAGTTTTGAAGATCAATATGCAGGGGACAAATAACCATCCTATATAAAATACTGAATAAAACATTATGCCATTACCCACCATTGAAACTCCAACCTATGAGTTAAAACTACCAT